GTTGTGAAAATACTAAATAGAGAATCAAGTAATTGATTCATACTTATAACAAGAGGAGAAATCCATGGCGTTTCAGCTTTCACCTGGCGTAAACGTATCAGAAGTTGATCTGACTACAGTTGTGCCTTCAGTCGCCTCATCGGTAGGCGCATTTGCCGGAATTTTTGCCTGGGGTCCAGTCAATGAAGTCGTAACAATTTCCGATGAAGTTCGTTTAGTCGAAATATTTGGAAAACCAGACGATAATAATTATGAACATTGGTTCTCAGCAGCTAACTTTTTGGCCTACACAAATAATCTTAGAGTTGTTCGTGCAGCCAACTCTGCTACAACTCTAAACGCTACATCTGCAAATAATGGTATTCTTATTGAAAATGAGAATGACTACTTAGACAATCACACTGGCGGCGCAAATACATATGGTCGTTTTGCTGCTAGATGGCCTGGCGATCTTGGTAACTCTTTGCGTGTTGAAGTTGCCGATGCCAACACATATACTGGTTGGGCATACGCAAGTTCTTTCACATCAACACCAAACACTTCAACATACATCACTAATGCTAGAGGCACAGTAGCTAATGATGAACTTCACATCGTTGTTATTGATGAAGATGGTAAATTTACTGGAACAGCAAACACAGTTTTAGAGAAGTTTGCTTTTGTTTCTAAGGCACCAGATGCTAAGAGTTTTGATGGATCAACACTATACTATAAAGATGTTCTTGCACAAAAATCAAGGTATATTTGGTGGTTGTCGCATCCAGACAGCACAAACTGGGGAACAACCAACTCAGCATACACATTACTAGCAACTAGAATTACAAGTTCTTTAGCTAACGGTGCCAACGGAGCAATAACTTCTGGCAATCTACAAACAGCAATGAATCAAGTTGCAAATCCAGATTCTGAAGATGTTTCTTTGATTATCACAGGACCTGGTACTGAACCAACTGTTGAAAATGCTATTACAATTGCCGAAACTCGCAAAGATTGTGTTGTCTTTATTTCACCTGAAAAAGCTGATGTTGTTGACAACTACAACTCTGAGCAAACAGACATTCTTACTTACCGCAATTCTCTACCAGCATCTTCATATGCTGTGATGGATTCTGGATGGAAATATCAGTATGACAAATATAATGATGTGTATCGCTGGGTACCATTAAATGCTGACATTGCTGGTTTGTGTGCTCGCACCGATCTTGAGCGTGATCCATGGTTCTCGCCTGCTGGCACAAATCGTGGTGTAATTCGCAATGTGATTAAACTCGCATGGAATCCAACTAAAGCAAATCGAGATACACTCTACAACGCTGGTGTTAATCCTGTTGTGACATTTGCTGGTGAGGGAACAATACTATTTGGCGATAAGACAATGTTGGATCGCCCATCGGCATTCGACAGAATTAATGTTCGCCGTTTATTCATTGTTCTCGAAAAGGCAATTGCTCGTGCAGCTCGCTCTTCGTTGTTCGAATTCAATGATTCGTTCACAAGATCACAGTTTGTTAATCTAGTTGAACCATATCTCCGTGATGTTCAAGGTCGCCGTGGTATTACTGACTTCCGTGTTGTTTGTGACGAAACAAATAACACAGGTGAAATCATTGACCGCAATGAGTTTGTTGGTGACATCTATATTAAACCAGCTCGTTCAATCAACTTCATTCAGTTGAACTTTGTTGCTGTGAGAACTGGTGTTCAGTTTGAAGAAATCGTTGGTCGTGCAGTCTAAATAGAGATAACAGGAGAAAAACAACATGGCATTTTCAGTAACTCAGTTTAGATCCCAAATGACTGGAGACGGTGCCCGTCCCAATCTATTTGAGGTGTCTATGCCGTTTCCTGGTTTCTCAGCTCCAGGAAATGCACAAACAAAATTAACATTTATGTGTAAGACAGCACAACTTCCAGGTTCTACCGTGGGTGTTGTGCCTGTTCAATATTTTGGTCGTGAATTGAAATTTGTCGGTAACAGAACCTTCGCTGATTGGACAATCACAGTAATTAACGATGAAGATTTTGCCGTAAGAAACGCTTTCGAGCGTTGGATGAACGGTATCAATACTCATCGTGGTAATCTTCGTAACCCAGCAGCCGTAGCGCCAGCAGGTTACACACAAGATGCTGAAGTTTATCAGTATGGTAAAGACGGCCAAAGAATTAAATCATATAAGTTTATTGGTGCTTTCCCTACAGATATTACGCCAATTGATGTCGATTGGAGTTCTAATGACACCATTGAGGAGTTCTCAGTAACGCTTTCCTACCAATGGTGGGAAGCAGCAGAAACAAGAGTGTTCTAAGAGGAAAGGCTTCGGCCTTTCTTCTTTTTCTTTACAATGGAGATTAAATGGCTATAAACCTCTTTGGTTTTACAATCGGTAAAAAAGATGTTGCTCAGGTCGAACAACCTGAGCAACGCTCATTTGCCCTTCCAACACCAGCACTAGATGATGGCGCAGTTACCATCACGCAAAATGCCTATTACGGCACTTATGTTGACTTAGAAGGTTCTGTTCGTAATGAACTAGAACTCATTACACGCTATCGTGAAATGTCAAATCATCCTGAGCTAGAAGCTGCAATTGATGATATTGTCAACGAAGCAATTACACATGATGAAGATGGTGATGTTGTTACTATGAATTTAGATAAACTAAAACAACCAGAATCCATTAAAAAGAAAATTACTGAAGAGTTTAACAATGTCCAAAAAATGTTAAACTTTTCTAATCTTGCCGATGACCTCTTTAAGCGTTGGTATATTGATGGCAGAATTTACTTTCATGTTATAGTTAACGATAAAAATCCAAAAGAGGGCATCAAAGAACTTCGTTATGTTGATCCACGCAAAATTCGTAAAGTGCGTGAGATACAAAAAGATAAAGATCCAAAAACTGGCGCAATGGTCATAAAGGCTATTGCTGAATACTATGTCTACAATGACCGTGGAACGACCACACAGACATATACTGCCGGTGTAAATGCAGCTCTTCGTATTGCACCAGATTCAGTTATCAATGTGAACTCTGGTTTGATGGATGCAAAGAATACATTTGTTATTTCTTATCTACACAAAGCAATCAAACCTCTGAATCAGTTGCGTATGATTGAAGATGCGGTTGTCATTTACCGCCTATCAAGAGCACCTGAGCGCCGTGTATTCTACATTGATGTGGGTAATTTGCCTAAAGGTAAAGCAGAACAATATCTTCGTGATATTATGGTCAAGTATCGCAACAAGATGGTTTATGATGCACAAACTGGTGAAATGCGTGATGACCGCAAACATCTATCAATGCTTGAAGATTTCTGGTTGCCACGCCGAGAAGGTGGTAAAGGCACAGAAATTACCACATTGCCAGCGGGACAAAACCTTGGTCAAATTGAAGATGTGGACTATTTCCGCAAAAAACTTCTACAGTCATTGAATGTTCCATATTCTCGCATGGATCAAACAGGCGGAGGCGGTTTCGCATCTCTTGGAAGATCAGCTGAGATTACTCGTGACGAATTAAAGTTTGCTAAGTTTGTTATTCGTCTTCGTAATAAATTCTCTCAACTTTTTGATCAAGCACTTAAAGTCCAGTTGGCACTTAAAGGCATTTGCACACAAGAAGAATGGGATCAGTTTAAAGAAGACATTTATTACGACTATAAAAAAGATAATAACTTTACAGAACTTCGTGAAGCCGAGTTGCTTCGTGAAAGAGTGACCACACTTCAACTTCTAGATCCATATATTGGTAAATATTTCTCACAAACATGGGCAAAGAAAAATGTTCTTCGTATGTCTGATGATGAAATTGAACAAATGAATAAAGAGATGGAAGAAGATGGTTCGGTAGACATTGCAAATGCTGCAGCTGGTGACCAAACACAACAAGCTGGTGACCAACAAGAAGAAGCTGTAGACAATACAACAGACAGAGTGCCTACTGAATCACCAACACCACAACTAGATGCTGATGTGGAAAAGTATTCAATGGGCATAAATAGATAATTCACAAAGGTGTAATATGACAACAAGACAATTTATCGATCATCTTGCAGCCGGCGAAAGTGCTGCTGCAAAAGAGACACTAGAAAATTTAATTTCAAACAAAGCTTTTGAAGCACTTGATGAGTATAAGAAACAAATTGCTTCTGGAATTTTCAACGGCAAAAGTGAAAATTCAGAAACAGAAGAAGTAGATGTTCAAGAGGCAGAATGAAAAGTTTATTAGAATTTAGGCAAGAGCCACTACTAGAAGAAGAAAAGTCAGACTATTCGAAGTTTGATACATTAGTTCGTGCTGGTTTGGCAAATAAAGCACAGATGCAAAGAATTCATAAAATTCTTGATAAGATGCAAGAAGATAGGCCTCAATTCAATAATGCTGATCGAATGATTCTACAAAATCTTTTCAATAAGATGGTAGAATTAATCACAACAAATAAACAAATTTTTACACAAGCTCGCCGAGCTGTTAATGAAGGTGTTCTTGATACTAGCGATTATAAAGTATCACCAACAACAGGCAGAAAATATAAAGCGCATCGTGTTGTGGTTTCAAAATTAGAACCAGAAGAACAGGAAGAAATTAAAGAAGAATTGACAAAAATGGATCCGCCATTCGTTCTTGT